TAGGAGCAGGAGCAGGAGCAGGAGCAGGAGCAGGAGCAGGAGCAGGAGCAGGAGCAGGAGCAGGAGCAGGAGCAGGAGCAGGGGTAGGGGCTGGTTTTGGGGCCGGTCTTGGAACTGCTGTTGTTCTTTCATCAAAAACTGATTCTGATGTTAGTAATCCATTTCTGGTGGAAATAATTTGATTTTGCAACGACCTTAGCTGACCTGAGGTACTAAATTTTGCTTGAGCTTCTGTTTCATTATCCGTACCATTGGTAGGAGAATCAGTTAATCTAAATAACTTCTCTCCGGTAGAAAAGTTAAAGTGAGAAGCGTCGTAATAAAACGATCCGCTTACAGTGCCTGTTGAATCAGTATATACATTACCCTTGTTTACAAAGAAATTAAACTGCGTATTAGCTTGGTCTGCTCCATTGCCGGTTGTATACACACCGGCAGTACTCTGAGTTACTCTAAAATTTTCGAAGAAAGCTTGTAGTCGAGTATTTGGTTTCATACCCGTACCAGTAAATTTAATATTTACACTACGCATCTTAGGAATAACAGAAGAGCTTACCTGGACATCGTTATTAGTCACAGTATCTATTGACTCTTTAAACGTATAATTAGTACCTTCTCTTTTTTCTTTAATAATTCCCGTTCCTGCAAATACCTTCTGCCAAGATCCCCAAACCGTACCAAACTTACCTGCCGCTTTTGCACTTCTAAGTAACGTATCGTAGTTACCTTCTTTATCGATATGTACCTCAGGTACCCTGGTGGTATCAAACCATACATCTGATGGAGGATCTAGAACAAGATCACCGGTGTATGAGATAACACTGAATGGATTAATATTCTCTACCCTAGACGCTGCATTACTCTCTACAAAAATATTACTAGTATATGCTAGTGTTGCTATATTACCAGTTAGCGCATAATTGTTTGAAGTTCTTTGAGCCGTATTAGTACAAATTTCTTTAAGCTTATAGCTGTTTTGTTCAAACTGCGGTCTTAAAATCCCTGCAGAAAAATCCATAGATATTCTATAATCTGAATCTAAAGGATTTCCAATACGGTGTCCAGTAAAATTATCTACCACAAATCCGTTCTTAAATCTATCAAAGCCTAAGCTATCTTTAACCTGGAATAATGAGGTATCTGCCTCCAACAGGGATAGGGTGGTGTAGTATTCAAGATTTTTAACTCTTGATTCTATCTTACCAATATCTCTCATAGTGTAACGTCTGTTATCCACCACGGTTACTTCTACATCCTTCTTTACATCAAAGACATAAGGCTTCTGCTCCAACACAAATAACGTCATGGAATTTTGTAAAGGGGCAGGTTCTTTAGGATTAAATGAACTAACTCCCCGCACCAGCTGTATATCACCTTTGGAAGTTATAACAATTTTATCTGTTCTGGGCAAGTAGTAACTATAGTCAGTCAAGATGTCAACATCTTGATCTAAGAATTCTGATGGACTGGTAAAAGTTGTATCATTGGTATCAATCCGAGGTCTAAAATCTAAACAGTCTCTCAACTGATATATTTTACTTCCAGATGTAAACGAAGGAATATCACCATAATCAATACCATTGTATGAATCTACAGAAAAATAATCTCCTGCACCATGAGTAAAATAATCAAAGTCTATTCTCACCGGCCCAGTAGGTATAGGCTGACCTGACTTAAGTACCACCGATCCAATATCATAATGAGAAGTCTTTTGACCTGAATTAACTGTATATCGGTCGGTAATATCTACTGCATTAGAATCTAGATAAGCGGTACCAAACGCATTTGCAGACATTCTAATATTAGATACAGCATAGACGTCTGCCTGACCCAGTGATAATACAGCGGTGGTGGCAGTATTATTACCGGTAAAGTCAATAGTAGTTCCCTGCACCAGGGTCTTAGTCTTTTTATCTGCTGCTGAACTGGTTTTAGTTACAGTTGTAATTATTCGTACATCATCAGACCCATAGCCACTACCCATGGAGAATGTTACTGTCTTACCAGTAGGAGAACCGGATCGAGTAACGTTGGCGGATAGGAGGGAGGCATATGCCCCAGTAGTCTTGTTAGCTACAATATAGTTGGTGAGCGAAAAGGGCGAAAATACTTCATTAGTCCCAGCAGTAATAGCAACGTTGCCCCCAGAAAGCGTCCTATCATATACTCGCTTGGTAGAATATGACGTTTCAAGATTAGTAGGGTCAACAGTTTTAATAGTAGCGTATGGAAACTCAAATAAAAGTATCGAGTCATTTTCTAATGTAGAATTTGTAAGTAGAGCGCTGTGTCTGGTTACGCCTATACCAGCTACGTTACCGGTTATGTTCACACTGGCTATTGCACTTACATTACTCACCACACTACTAATAGGGATGGAATTACCATTAATTGTTACAAAGTCCCCAGCCTTAAGATCGGCTGTAAAGTCTGTGCCAATACCGGTTATTACATTACTGTTATGGGTAGTAGATACTGTTCCGTTAAGCGTAACCTGGGTGGGTATTATATTAGCGGTAAAGTCATTAAAACCGGTATTATCATAATATATCTGTTTTACGTCTCTTTCAAAAGAATAACCTGTTGCCATGCTTACATCAAACAAATAAGCAGTATAATTTTGTCCGGATACGTATTCAAGAGCTTGAATTCGCGCTGTTCCCACTTTAGTGCCGGCAGCAGTACCAGGAGTGGCGGTATAAGTATTGTGCAGATTAGCTGTAGTTAGGGTAATGAGATCTGGGACTGAATAAAGGCCCGTTATCCCGATATAATTACCTATCTGTGTTGACACAGTACTGTTTACCACTTCAACAGAATCTCTAGCTTTATCTACAGTAACGTATTTTGTTTTTATATTTTCTACTTCGTACCCCAACACATATGCTTTACCTGGGGATATGACACTTACCATTAAATCAGCGTTTCCCCCATTAACAGCATCAATTAAACCATCCATAATACCAACGTTGCTGGTTCTTAGGTGTTCTATATTTTCAATACCATAGGGTCTGACAGTATAATTTCCAGATTCATCAAATGTGCGGCGTGCCATCGTATCACTAAGTATATTGTATTCAGAAATTACTTTCTGATATATCATTACCCCGTTTTCCATTCTAGAAATCTCTACATAATTTAAATCCACCGTGCTGGCTTCGGGAAATGTTCTAGACTGTAATGCAAGGCTAATCTGATAACGGTCGGCCCCCGGGGCAAAATAATTAAAAGACCCCACCGCTGGATCAAGTAGCGTAGTATCATCATCCGATGTAATAACAGACTCAGTAACTAGAAACCCTACCGATTTGGTTGGTGTGTCACTGTACTTTGAAATAATTATGGTTTCATCTTCGAAATATACAAACGCACCTCGGGTAAATATAACCCCAGAAGCTATAGAAAATGCAACCCCCTTACCCGTTGCTGCAGAAGCAGCTGCCTGAAGCGTGGCAGTACTAGCAGTGCCATAGGTGAATGATAATAATTCACCATCACTAAAAGCAGTTGTTAATTTATCTGTACCAGACCCGGTATACCTGACGTAAATGGTAGGTGGCTCTGTAGATGTTGCTACTTCGTAGTTTATAACTTCAGCGGTAACCCCGGTAGTTTGACCGGTTACCAGAGCTCCCTCCAAATCTACAATAATGTCATCTGATGTAATACTGTTGTAAGATTCAGTTAACTTTACGTATTTGTATGAGTTATTGAAGTGAGAATTTCCCGGGATGACAATAGAGCCATCTTTAAATACGTTCTGACCAAACCTGGTAATCTGATTCTGAAGAATAGTTTGAAGTTGAGTCAGCTCTCTTGCCTGTACAGCAGCGCCAGGCTTAAACAAAATCCGATGAAAGTTATTACCTTCACTGAAATCATCATAGTAGGGTGAGGTATTGAAATTAATTGCCATCTTTTACCTGTTATAATTTTATTACTGTTCTTAATTTTACAAGCTGTTCGTCACTGTAGCTAATTGATGTTCTGTTATCAATGTAAAGAAGATCACCACTAAATTTATTTATGCTTGGATATTTGTTTATAGCGCTTACAGTATAGTCTATAGATGTGATAGGGTCATCTAATACATCCCCTACTGCAAATACATATTCGTTGAGACTGTTTAATAGTATTTGATTAGTAGCAGCTACCGTCTCTACCACGGTAAATTCGCGCGTGGTGTCTGTAGTTAGTTGTAACAGGGTATCACGTGCCAAAGAGCCTACAGAGTTTACCGTCACAAGGAAACAAGAACTACCTATCACATTTGCGAATATTTTTGAATTAGCGTATTGTTTGACATCTTTAATTATACCAAACTGTCTGTAATCATTAACAATAGAGATATTTTGATTCTTCTCATCATTAATAGTAGAATATAGCATAATAGCATCGGCGTATAATTCTTTAACAGGATTGAATCCATGCCCGCCTACAGGAGAAAGAATAGCTGTCACATTGGCATTACCGCTGCCACTGGGTCCTGTTATAACAACATTTGCATAAGAATAGCCAGAACCTGGGTTAGTTACTGAAATATAATCTATGGTATTATTGGCATTGTCTACCACAACATTACCCACAAACCCTGTACCATTACCTGATATAGTTATGTTGGCATTTGAATAATGATCACCTACTCCATGTATTCTTAGCGCATAGATAGCACCATTAATTGCAGACAGTTCCACAGTACTTTGCTGGGTACTTAGGTCCCCTGTAGATAGATCAGCATAAGCGTTGGCAGAGGTACCATCACCCACAAAAGCAATATCTAGATATGTATAACCACTGCCTCTCGATTCTACTATAATATCTTCTATCTGACCAGCTGCATTTACAAACGGTGTTAATGCAGCACCAGTGCCATCACCGATTAAGGAAATAGTAGTTTGATTATTTGCCCCATAATTTAAGCCCGGGTCTTCTATTAAAATTTTATTAATTTGATTATTAAAAATTACCGGAGTAAGGATAGCTGTACTGGTAAAGAAGATATTAGCTTTAGCATTAACAGTTGGTTGGGTATTGCCGGTGGTGGTGATAGAAAAAGTTGTGTTGGCAATAGCAGCTGCATTATACCCACTACCGCGATTATTAATTACCACCCCTGTTAGAAAACTATTACTAAAGTTTAAAGTAACATTAGCATTAGATGTTGGTTGGGATAACCCGGTTGTTGCAATGGTGGCAGTCGTATTAACTATAGCATTAGTTATATAA